ATCTACTTTAGCAAAGGTAACATCTCCTGCTGCTGTCGTGTTTCTTATAGGTGTGATGTCATTAAATGCACTTGTGTCATATATGTAATATTTAAGATTTGAACCTAAGCCTAGAAATTTAGTGCCGTCGTTTGCTATCCAATTGTGCAGGGCTCTTACCGTACCAAGATATTCTATCTTAGTAGCAGTAGAAGGTTGTGCTTCCCAACCACCAAACTTCTCTGGTCTACCTGCTCTAAACCGTACTAAATTACAATCAAACCAACCGCCTTCTGAATCGTAAGCGGTTCCTTCTCTGTCTATACCTGGAGCAAAGGATAATTTCTGAATAGCCATAACTTAAAGATATTCTATCTCGAAGTTAATATTATAGCTAGATTTGGTGTTAACCGTGGTATACGTCTGTTTTCATCATGCCAGCTAACTCATTAGCTCTGCCCTTGACTTGTTCAGCCCATTTGCTATCAAGCATTTGTACTGCAACTTCGTCGTAGTCTTTAGCATGTAAGGCAAACAACATGTTTTTAAATTTAAACAATCTATTACCTAGATTAAAATACATATTGATTAGAACTATTTTCCTTGTTTCTGATAGGCTGTCGAAGCACTCAATTCTTGATGTTAAGATCTGTATACAGTTTTTTATATCATTAGTTAGAAGATAGTCAGCTTCATCTTGAGATATACCGCCTCCTAATCTTTCATCTATAAGTCTACCGTAGCCGATAGTAAGATATTTTTCAGGAGTAGAATCTTCGTAGGCATGTGATACAAAGCCTTCATGTATTCTTAACATGTGACTTACTTTGCTTTCTAATGTTTCTGCGCTCATATAAGTAAACTCTCTATTAATAAGGCGGCTACACTACAGATTAAACCCACCAGCAAAACTATAAGTGTAGTTAATCCACCTGAAACTTTTTGTTGTAATTCTTTTATTTCAAGCTCTATATCTACGAACTTGTTAAAAGCAGTCTTCCATCTCTCTGCACTTTCTTTTTGATGTACAGATAACTCAAGATGAACATCTGCTGCTGTTTTTCTGGCCACTATTTTTTAAGTTTATTTAGCCACTCAGGTTTGTTTTTAGATACCCACATGTAACCAATAACACCCACAATAATTGCAACAATAATATATTCCATTATTTCTCCTCTTTATCTTCTGATTTTTCTTCTACTAGTTCACCAACAGATTCAGTTACTGGTTCTTGCATCTCTTTCAGCTTTGCAGTTACATGTTTTCTCATCTGATTGATGACTTCTAATTCTTCACCTTTGATAGCACCTCTTTGCAAAGATACCTCAATAAGTTGATACGCTATAATTAAAAATTGCTTTTCATCCATAAGAAAGATTATATATTAAACATTAACAACTACCAAGGCACCAGCGTTGCTGACTGTAACTTTGTAACCAGTACCGTTAGGTGATTTCATTAGAATACCTTGACCATCTGTTGGAATAGAAATATTACCGCTATTTAAGACAGCAAATCTTTCTGTGGCTGAAGTCCCTAATCTAACAGTAAAATGTGTTCCATCGGTGGCTCCAAAAGCTACTGGATCTCCGTTATCGGTATCAGCACATACCAAAGCTGTAGTAGTATCTGAGAACAAACTTATAATGTTGCCACCAGAACTTTTAAAAGCATGAAGTGGTGTAGCACCTATTCCTGCTCTTGTGCCACCTATTATGACCTCGCCCCCTGAATTAGCATTATTAAGAGATAACATTCTTGTAGTTCCTAAAGCAGAACCTAAACCAAATACCAAGTCATCAGCAGAGTCATCTAAGCCAATATGAAAGTCTTTAGCATTACCATCAAATACTATTTTTGTGTCCTCTGCATCACCATCTCCTAATGTCAGAGTTGGTGTCGTACCTGATATTTTAAAACTATCTTGTACAACGAAGTCAGTAAATACTGAAACAACGGCTGCCCCAGCACCTGCACCATCTAAATATACGCATACTACTGCGCCATTTGGTACAGTTACTGAACCTCCAGACCCTTGTTTAATAACGATAGATTGACCGCCTGTTGTAGCGTTTTCAATAAACATAACACGCTTAATACTGTTTGGGCCTATTGTTAAGTCTCTTGCTGTTGATAGTGTGGCTGACGAAGTAACCTTGACATATATGCTTCTATACGGACTAACCGTTGCATCTCCAACTGTTACTGATTTATTAGCATCACTATCAAAGGTAGCTTCTGTTGCATACCCTAATGCGTCGCCAATAAGGCTTAGGTTTGTGTTAGTTGATGAACCCCAGGATCCTGCTTCGGCCCCTGTTGCTATTTCTTTTATTCTTAAATTGTTGTCGTATGAAGCCATTTTTCTATTATGACACTCTAATTATTGAATTTGAAGCACCTGATGACGGGAAGTTTATTGTTAGGTTTCCAGCAGAAACTACAAAATCTTGACCGAAATCAATAACTGCTACGGCTTTATTTGAATCAGAACTATTGTAAATTAATGCACCTCGAGCTGTAACTGTTACATTTGTGAAGGTTAGATCATCAAAATCAACGACAGCAGTTGTCCCATCTAATGTAGGTGTACCTGTTTTTAGTGTTAGAGTAGCGCCACCAGCAGTATAGTTTGTGCCAGATACTTCGTTAGATGTGCTATAAGCAGTTGTTGAAGCACCTAAACTAGCTGCGTTGGTATATAAAGCCAACTTAAAAGTGTCAGGAGATCCTCCTTGATCAAAGTTGTGTATCCCTTTAAATAACTCTTGTTTGAAAGAATTTGTTAAAGTTGATGTTATTGCCATAACGAAATTCTACCATACATTTGGCTCAGGTGGAGCAACATCATGTCTGCCAACCATTATTGGTTCATAAACAGGTTGTTTAGCCTTTTTAAGGTATTCGCTCTTTTTTATAGTCTTATATTCACCATTTTCATCAGTTAGCACTAATAAAGGGTCTGCAAGTCTATGGTAGCCATACAGTTTTTCCTCTGATGGTACATTAGCATCTAAGGTAGGTGATGTATTAGCAACACCAACTTTCATGCCTTGTTCAATACATTTAGCTAGCCAATACTCAACACAAGCCCTACCTGCTTCAGCGTAGTGTAAGTTGTTTTTGTAGCTAAAATCTACGCCATATAAGTTAAGCTCTCCCACTTCTGCTAGATGTGCAAAAGCGATAGCATAAGCTACTGTATTGTTTAAATAGCTAGTTTTGCCTTTTTTAACTACCTCATCTATAGGATATTCAACAAGCCCAGGACATCTTTCATCTAATTCACATGTGTAGATTGGCCCCTCATGCGTCTTTAAGACATCAGCCATTACATTTGTTTGTTGTGCTGCATTATCAGTATCTAAGAACCTAGATGCAGGATCCATCATGAATACACGATCATGATAAATTACACCAGATACTGAATTGACCACCCATACTTCATCAAACTCAGCACTATTTGTTCTGCTAACGCAGTAATCGTACCAGCTTGCACCCATAGCTACTAACGCAACTTTTTTGCCTTTTAAGGCTTCTATTTCTTTCATATATTGTTTAACGAACAGGAGTACGTAAAGAATCGTACCTATATTCGTCTCTTCTCCCTCTGCCTTCAGCTCTATTTTTGAGCCTTGCGATTTCTATGTCATATCTTTGCGCATATAACTGGAGAAGATCAGCGTCGCCTTTCATGAATGTATAGGCTTCTACAAGACAGCCGTATATCAAACCATTTCTAGCATTTTGTGATAGCCAAGTCCCTGTTGTGTCAGTTACAAGAGAATTAGGCTTATACAGATAATTCAACTCCACGTTATAATTTTGATCTGGTACTGGAGCGACTACAATACTTGAGCCACTCAGTTGTTTTGATTGATCACCATAATATTTAGGCAAGCCTCTTAATGATACGTCTGTTGGATCAACCGTATACTCTTGCATAAATGATGGGTGTTTTTTGTCTAAATAGTGATAGTCAGAATTACTGTCAATAACAGCTAAACTGAAAGCTAGCACAAAGTCTGTTGGTGTTGTTAGCACTTTATTGCCAGCAGTAAAAGTGAGACTGCTTGTTTTTCTAAAGTTATCAAACTGTACATCTTCAAATATTCTTTCTTCAACAGTTTTGATTATTTGATCTAAATTATTTACAAAAGTTGTTTCACTATTTTGTAGATAGTCTTGGATAATGCTTTTTAATTCTGCTAATGTCATGTTGCTATTGTAACTCTTCCTAATGCTGATGTTAGCAAGAACCCTCTAAAACTTCTACCTATTGGATCATCTGTTGAAAAAACATTTCCGCCGTTTGCTTCTATATCGTTGTCTGTTCTAGGATCGTATAAAGCTTCTGGATCTGCTATATGATTAAATGGCCCTAGTTGTGGATGTTTGGGCTCGAAACATGCATCACATACCTTCAAACCTGTCCATTCCTTTCTTAGATCATGTAATTTCTTTTTAAACCCACACCTGTCGCAGATAGCTACGGCAAATTTGCCACTAGCATATGTCATCTACGCACTCCAGGATAAGGACGCACCCTAAATGACGCTCTATCCTCATCTTGATCGGCTGCACGTCTAAATTCTTCCTCATAAATGGCTTTGAGCTCCATACTGCGCTCAGGAGCCCTTTTTTGTGATAAGTAATAGGCTAGCCCTGCTACAAAGCAAGGAAATAGCCTGAAGGGCATCTGCATAGTGTTAGTTGCTGAGTCCACGTCATCAATTCTTTCTAATTTGGTAAATCTGATAATATCAGTAGAATTTTCTGGTGCTGGATACAGATATAAGACTGGATTTATTTGCTTGTCTAAGAAAAATTGTGATGGTTTAGCCTTAGAGTCTTTGTTTGGTATAGAAAAATACTCAGACCTAGATAATCTATCCATACGTATGTCTGTTGTTTCAGTACCTACAGTTCTGCGAATAGTGACATCTAATATATCTATTACACTAGTACCTAGTTGATAATTATTTGTTCCTTCTGTAACTGTTTGTGTACCTGTTGATATAGTCCATTGATTCAAACCTCTATTGGCCCACTCAGCTAACATTAAGTTAGCAGATCTGATAGCTGTTTTTAGATCATATCCAGTTCTAAGCTCTAACCCACATCTTTCGTATGCTTCTTCGATAAACTCTGTAATATCGAGTTCGAAATTTTTACTTCCTGAAACTGCCATTAGTCTTCATATAAATTATTAAATGTGATTGTTGGATCAAGATAGCTTTCGTGCCCTTCTGCCGAATGCGTCCATTGTGACGGTTGAAAGTCTGGCGCACCTTCTCCTGTTCTCCAGAGCGCTGGGCTTGTAGCCCGCACTCTGTTGTTAGGCAGGGCAACTAAATTACCTTTCCATTTACAATCTTCAGTTATATATAATACATGAGATTGTTTGTGTTGTGCAGGGTCATCTGCAATATCGTTATTTGTATAGTCAACAGTGAATAGATAAGTAGCTTTGTAAAAGTTACCATCTATCTTTGCTAACCAAGGTGAAGAACTGACTCTATCCATACAAACAACTGCATGATCTCTAGATTCGCAGTCCCAAGGTTGAGCTAAATGATCTTCCATAGGCTCGGGCCATTCCTCTACAGGTATATCTGCTACTAATGCTTGTATAGGCATTCTAGCCCACATAGCGCCACCATGTATGTTGCCTTCATCCCAATCATCTCTATCAATCTCACAACCAGTAAAGACAACTTGGAAGCTAAGTGATCTGTCAGGTATTGTATTTACTGCTATGACGTAAGCATGTAGAAAGTCGCCATGATGGCGTTGATGATTAGCTGTGAACTCTCGTCTTACCCAGACTTTGAAGTGTGGTATGTTGCTGATTAAATGGGGCATTAACGATTTACTTCAGCGCCTTGTTTGGCTCTTCTTCTGTTTGAGCCACCAGCAACTTGTAAATCGGAATTTAGGTCAACTTTACCGCCTTTAGAATAGCCCTTAGTGCCTTTAGCAGCTCCACCTTTAGCGTAACCTTTAGTCCCTTTCGCAGCTCCACCCATCGAATAACCTTTTGTTTTCTTATACATAATTAACTTATTGTTGTAACCTTTCTTCGGTTACTCATTACTTTACCACAACCTTTAGCTATAAAGCCACCTTTGTTTTTCTTTTGCCAACTTATTCTAGCTGGCCCTTTTTTCTTTTTAGCTGCTGAGGTACATTGTGCTTTAGTGGGCCTACAGGCAGGATATGCTCTTTTTTCACCTTTCTTACGGCCACAAGGTTTACCTGTTTTACAATCAATCCAACCTTTACCCTTGTTTCTAGAAAACCATTTACGTAAGCCTTCTTTTGCCATTATGCTAACCTAGTCTTTTTGTTCTTACCTGGCAACATAACACCACAACCTCTGCGCATAACTACTGTACCTCCATCCCTCATCTTAACAGGGCCTCCAGTAGCTTTTTTAGATTTGTTGCCCCAGTTCTTAGCACCTACTTTACGGCACTTTGACAAGGCACCACTAGCATAAGCGCTAGGCCATACTTTATACCTAGATTTTACTTTGTGGTAGCATGCGTCTTTTGTTCCTTTAGCCATATTTTGATTATACTGGCTCGTAAGCACCTTCTGCAATCAAAATATCTCGATTGACCATATGTTCTGCTTCTACATCAGATTTGCTTTGGCCAAAATACTTTACTGCTAGGTTGTTAGCTACCATAGCTTTATTGATATCTAAACCATCAACTATTATTGACCCTAAGACTCTGCCGTATTTACCTTTAGAATCTTTCAGTTCGCTTTTTAGGATGATTTCTTTACCGTTATTGATTGAATCTTCTAAGAACTTAGAAGCTAGTTTACCTCTGGCTTTTTCATCTAGATCTCTAGTCCTAGATTCAGGAGTATCAATACCATAAAGCCTGACACGACATTTATGCATGATACTAAAGCCGAGATCGAGGATACAATCGCATGTATCCCCATCGACAACACGAGTTACCTCGCATTTATATTCGTACATTTATGACCAGATTGCAGTACAAACTGATTGTACAAGAGCGTCATGACTAGACAGATCAGTTTCTGCACCACCGTCTTCTACAAACTTATACAAATGTACGTTATATCCTAGGACACCACCGTTTGTATCTGCATCAGCACCCGTACCACCTAATGACTTTTCATAGCACACCATTACATGTGGATGCTTTGCATTAGCTGTATCAGCTGCTGAACTGTCTGCTAGAGGATAAACCTCTATTCTTTGTACCGTTCTACCTTGATTTGTAATTGCCATTATTTTTTCTTCCTTTTAGTATATTTTCTTTTCTTTGGTGCTTCCTCTACCTTTTTGCGTTTTTTGTATTTTCGCTTAGG